GAATGGTCTGGGTTTCATCCGATTGCATGGCCACCATGAGCAGCTTTTCTTCCTTCACAAGGAATGGTCGAAAGGACACTTTCAAACCAGAAGGACAGGTCACTTCATACAGAGGTGTGGCAAGTTTGGGCAACGACATAATTATACTCCATTGTGAATGTTAGTTTCTGGCACTTCCCTTCGGGGGTACGGAAGATGAATCAATCTTCGGTTGAGGGTTTGTTTGCGCGGCATTTCCAGTCAAGAGGGTATACCATTCGTAGGCGAGCGTCACTGTGACGCGATGTAAACCATCTTCCGCCCAGGACACAGGCATCTGGTTGATAGCAGTAGGGAAGGAATGGTGCAATACCCACACCGCCGATTCCTTGAGGGATGCTCTGAGGGTTTCGGGTTCCGTCACTGAATGAGGTCGGGACCCGTCAGTCACATCGTATTGCGTGAGCGAGACATCGCTTCGATAGGTGTTGGGATACGATAATTTGTTGGTGCTAGGGTTGTAGATGCTGCTCATCCAGGTTTCAAAGAAACCACGAATCACGAAGTTGGCAGTTTCGATGAAATTGAGCGTGATCTCCTGATACACCGATTGATATGGTGTTTTATAGGTCGGACCATAGGTGCGAGAATCGTTCGAGACTAATTGACGCCCTGGCAATTCAGTGGCTTCACAACGCAGTCCCAATAAACGAGCCGATTCCCCAAACGTATCACCTTTGAAGGTCAAGGGGATATGCAATCGGAAATGGGAAGTCTTGGCAACTCCATAGCGATTGATAAAGGCAAGGAATTCTGTATTTTTGCCAGCCATTTAGTATTTCTCCTTGCTATCTTTCCAGACTTCTTCTTTTCGAACGTGAGCCTGACGTGCCTTGCGAGTCTTCGACTCCTCATCCAACGCAACCCGCTGTGTTTTTGCCATCTGGGCCCTGAAATCTTGCACAGGAAGGGATACGGCAATGTCCCATTCCATCGGGGGTACTTCAATAAACCTTGACTGTACATGATTTGCCAGGTACCGCTTGATACACGGTGTCGCTCGATAGAGTTGGTGCATGGCCGCGAGGATCGGATAACTGAGTTTCAATCGTGTGCGTTCGTCATCAAGGGGTCCGTTGGCAAAGCGTTTCAATTGGGTCAGGAGAATCAATCGATCCTTGGGGTACACATAATGCAGATTCAATCCCAGGAATCCATCAGCATATCGCTGCAACACTATCGTCATAGGAAATCGATCCCAGTAGGGTAATTGCTCTTTCGTTTTGGGATTATACACAAAGAAATAGAAACGACCCATCATGGCTCGGCTGCGCTGGGCGTCACGGTCCTTGATAATCTCCAGACGATCCTTCGCCGTGGGATTCAGCTTGGCCATCTTCTGAAGGAGCCACGACCGCCCAAATGCCGTAGAGGGATCGACTTGTTTTTGATCGACTTGTTCTTTGATACGGGTTATGAGTGTATTCATAGTTCTATTTATGTGCTAGACAAAGGGGTGGTGTTTCTCGGTCAGCACTTGGAATTCCCATCCTTGCTCTTTGGCAAAGGCAGCGGCCGCCGTCCACTTTGATTGGTTGACCGCGAAGGTAGCCACCTCTGAGAGAAACCTGCGGGTCTTCTTGCCTTGCTTAGGCATGAGTGTTTGGGCATGAGGTTTGACTTCGATGATCCAGGTCTTGTCCTTGCCGTCCTTGCCGCGTACCTGGATGACGAAATCCACAAAGTAGCGATGGATGGCTCCATCGAGCGGAGAACGATAGGGAATAGCGAGTCCTTCCGAATTCCAGAGGACCACATTCCTATCTCGGTCGAACTTTATCATGAGTTGTCGTTCCCACCCGGAGCGATAGCAAATCTCATGGACATTCCCGGCGTACTTCTGGGGATTTTCTGGGGTATACTTGCCTTGGTAGTATTTTTTCATAGGGTTCCAAGAGGTGACATAAATAGATTGAACATTCACGGAGGCTATTTATGGCGGACCCAGGGTTATTTGGTACACTTTCAAATGGCATCCAAGCTGGTGTTGACCTTGGTAAAGCAATTGCAGATGGTATTGCGAACATCGGTCAACCCGAATCGCGGCCGCAAGGTGAACACAAAAGTAAAGAAAAACGCAAATACGACTACACTTTCAAACAATATCCCGGCGACCTCGACTCGAAGAGTTCCCGCCATCCCTACTGGATGACGTTCTATATCAACAAGCAAGAACTTTCGACCTTTAGAAACGAAAGCAGCGAGCAAATCTTTGATAAGAAAACCGACAAGGCTATCCGGTCCGTCGCACAAATAAATGCCAGCCTGGGCAATAACCTTCAGAAGAATTTTGGTAAGAGTAACACGTTTGGATTCGGCAGGAAAACCCAACGCACCGCGGTGGCCATACGCTTGTTCATGCCCGATAGTTTGAATTGGAGTTATTCCAACAAGTTCAATGATGCCAACCTTTCAGATATCAACGGCATGGGTCTCCTCTCCACGTTGACGGCCATCCCTCCGTTGTATCGGTCGTCCACAGAAGCCGCAAAGAAGGGTGGGACCGCTGGTGTCCTGGCAAGTTTGCAATCACCCCAAGCTAGAAATGCGGCGGGTGTGGGTGCAGAGCTTACGGACCAATTATCGGGGATGGAAAAGGGGTTTGGCGCCTCTGTCCTTGGTATTGCTGTCAATCCACAAGTGGATGTGATCTATGTATCCCCTGAGCTTCGTCAATTTACGTTTGACTTCTTGTTCTCTCCACAGACCGAGAAGGAAGCCGTGGATATCGCCGAGATCATCCATTTATTCAAATTTCATTCCGCACCAGAGATGTTGGGGGGTGGGATTGGCATAGGACGATACTACGTGCCGCCGGCCGAGTTTGATATTGAATTTTCTGTGAACACAATGGGAAAAATCTCCACCTGTGTCTTGCAAAACATCACCTTAGACTACACTCCATCGGGTACTGCCTTTTATGACAATAAGAAGTCGGCGGGTACGCACCATCCAGTCAACACACGCATGACACTCCAATTCCGCGAATTGGAATTTATGACCAAAGAACTGATCGACAGGGGGTTCTAAATGCCAGCCTCATATTTTTCAAATTTTCCGTATATCAGTTACTCACTGAATCCTTCGGGACAACCTGGGGAAGCTGAATGGGTCACTGATATTTTCCGACGCGCGGCCCCTATTGCCAATTTGACGAGAAACACCCGCATGTTCTATCCTTATCAGATAATTGAAGGTGAGACACCAGAAGGCATCGCCGACAGGGTTTACGGGTCGACTAAGTATCACTGGGTCGTCACCCTGTTCAATAACATCACCGACCCTCTCCTTGATTGGCCGAAGGATTATCAGAACTTGGTACGCTACATTGTGAATAAGTATGGGTCGGTAGCCGCAGCCTCAAGTGGGACGCACCATTACACCATGACCGAATCGAAAGTGGATTCGTTGGGTAACAGTAGCACCACTACCTTCATCATCGATGCCGAGAAGTATGCCACCCTCACCGCTCCTGTACCTGTGGTGACCACCTTCAGTAGTGGTGTCACCGTCACAAAAACCGCGACCCGTGCGGTGGTCGATAACTATACATATGAAGTCAACCTCAATGAAGACAAGCGCAGTATTGTGCTCCTCCAAGATACACATTTGTCACAAGTGGTGTCTGAACTTGAAAGCCTATTGACCTAATGCCTACTTTTGATGGTTTGGGTTTTGCAACAGATTTTCAACTTGATGAACTGACCATCACCAGTTCCAGTGGACAACAGGTGGACATTCGCCTCGTCATGCGCGAATTGGTCCTCTATGAAGACCTGTTTGCCAATGCGATGACCGGCAGCGTCTTCATCAGTGATACCCAGGACATCATCAATATGCTTCCTATCGTGGGTGGCGAGCATTTGTCGGTGACCTTGATTAAGCCTTCAACAACACTGAAGATACAAAAGACGTTCCGTATCTATAAAATCACAAATCGTAAGAAAGCCTCCCCCAGTTCAGAAGATTACATCCTACACTTTTGTTCCGAGGAAGTGTTGCTCAATGAGTCTATTTTGATTTCTGATATCTACAACCAAGCAACCATTTCCAGCATCATCAAGGATATTGCCTACAATCAACTCAAGATCAGCCCCACGAAATTTCCTCTATCAGAATTGACCACTACCACAGGGAATTTTGACGTGACCCTCCCGTTTTGGTCCCCATTCTATTCGATCAATTGGTTGGCACGTATGGCGCGAACGAGCCAAGCAACAGGGGCATCCTTTGTCTTCTTTGAAAGTAGCGAGGGATTTCATTTCAACTCTATCGAATTGCTGTGCCAGCAAGACCCCATTCAGGTGGTGAATTTTATGCCACTGAATCTCGCGGGACAGACACGAGAAAAAAGCGACCGATCAGATACACAGCAACGAATGGAGTCGGCGGAAGACTATGAATTGACCAATGCCCCTGACCTCATGCGAGCCGTGGCAGCGGGTACCTATTCGAGCAAGTTAATGCGGATCAACATTCTCGATCAACAAATCAAGTTCTCAAAACAAAACGGCATCGAGTTTTTCCGCCAGACGAAGCACACCAACAAGAACACCTTCTTGCAGGCTCGCCCAGATCGTATGGGGATTACTCAAACAGAACGTAATGACTCCTATTATCGTGTCGCGGTCGACAATAATAAAGTGGAAACCTGGATGCTCCAACGCAATGCGTATCTGTCAGGCATCCACGGATTTCAATTGAAAGTATCCTTGCCTGGAAATATGTCACTCCGCGTGGGTCAAGTGGTCACACTCAATCTACCTACAGCCGCGATTGGTCTCGCAGAAACTAAGCGACTCGACAAACTCTATTCGGGCAATTATTTGATTACGGCTATTCAACACAAAATTGACCGTAATAAGTATATCTGTATTCTTGAACTCTCGAAGGACTCGGTGGTGGAAGAATTGCCTACCGCGCTCGACAGTTCTGTTCTCACTAATCTGAGGTTAGCATAATGGAAACCGATATCGGAGATCAGTTTATTTGGTGGATAGGCGTGGTCGAGGATCGCAAAGACCCTAAACAGGTTGGGCGATGCCGAGTCCGTATTGCGGGTTCGCATACCGAGATGAAATCCACGATTCCAACCGATCATTTGCCGTGGGCCCAACCTCTGATTCCGCTCAATGATAATTCATCATTGCAAATCAAAGAAGGTGACATGGTAATGGGTTTTTATCTGGACGGCTCGGAATGCCAGGTGCCTATTATCATGGGTATTATCCCAGGTATTCCCGTTGAACGTCCTAGTGCCTCAAGCGGATTTTCCGATCCTCGCAGCGGGTCGGACCTCTTCTCGGCACCGAAGAAACCCACGGCCGTCACCGCGGTGATTGGTGGGGCTGTGATTACCGAAGGCATCCCTTCGCGGTATCCAGAGCACTTGAATGAACCCACATTTTCGAGGCTTGCTCGCAATGAGAAGATTAGTCAGACGCCGATTCAAGGGAAGAAGACCAGCATCTCTGTGGCTGTACCAACTGCGGCTCCGGGTACGTGGAGTGAACCGGCGACCCCCTATGCCGCAGAGTATCCCTATAATCGTGTCATGGAAACTGAATCGGGACATATTCTCGAATTTGATGATACCCCAGGAGCCGAACGAATCCATATCTATCATCGATCAGGCACGTCTGATGAAACGCACCCCGATGGCACCAAAGTCACACGAATCAATAAGGATGCGTTTGAAATTGTGCTGTCGGACAAAAACATCTATGTCAAAGGCGACCTGAATATCACCACGGTGGGAAGCATCAACCTTAAGGCAGGCATGAATGTCAACATCGAAGCAGGACTCGATATCGTGTTGAATTCACTAGGCAAAGTCACGACACAAGCGGCGTTAGGCATATTTGGTAGTACCATAGGTCCAATGTCACTCAATGGCATTCCCATGAACTTGAATGGACCTCCTGTGGTCATATTGCCTCCTCCCTTGCCTGTGGTAGGAGTCTAATATGCCTGTCGCATTGCCTGTGGTACGGTTGGGTATCGATATGTGTAGCGGGCATCCAGGAGGACCGACGTATTATCCCCCACGTCCCACCCTTACAGGAGCAGCTACGGTGTTCGTCGAAGGGATTCCAGCGGTGCGGATCAATGATGTCTGGGGACCGCACACAAATCTTATCGACGTGCATCCGAGTCCTGGTGCCGGCGGGTCTCCCACCGTGTTTATCGAAGGACAACCCGTTATGCGTATCGGCGACCCAATAGCCTGTGGGTCAATCTGTGCGATGGGGTCGTCAACCGTCTTTGTTGGCTAAGGAGCGATTATGGCATTTGATCTAGATTT